TCAGCGTCTGCGCAACTTTGTTAAAGACGTAGAGTTTATTGTCATTGAAAAAGGTGACCCTGTTCCAGAACAGCTTCGCCGGAACATGAACGACTGGAACGCTGCACGAGGCTTGTTCATTGAAGACCTACCTGCTAAAACTCGTAGAGTCTATGTGCGTGGTGCCAGCTTTGGGGTTGACCAAGGCGTTAATAACATCACGGTGCTGCACGAGTTGCTGCACGCTGCTACAAATCAGAAGTTGTCTTTGGGTCTGACGGCTAACGCTAACGGGTTCTCCCCAGACGCAGTGCTGACTAAGACTACACGAGCGTTTACCCGTGTGATGATGAACGCAAGTGCTACATACAAGATCATGGATGCGCTTGGGCAAGTACCCGATGACCTTCGTGCGTTGGTAGAGTCCACGCTTGATATAAATGAGGATGGCAAACCCTACTACAAGATTTTTGAAGTGCATCAAGAGTTTTTGGCTTACGGCATGACCGAGCCTGTGATGCAGGAGTTCTTGCTGGGCATAGATACTGAGTCACCTAAAGGCTCGGCATTCAGCCGTTTTGTTCGCGCCATCATGGATTACTTTGGAGTCGGTGAAAAAAACTTCAGCGCCATGATGGACTTGATTATCCTTACAGACACAATTCTGTCCGCGCAAAAAACACCCACCATGCGCAAGCTGGAGCGGATTGAACGTGGGGAGAGCTACGAACAAGTTTTTGCCTCGGCCAAACAGACTCGTAAAAAAGTTGATAAGGTCGCTGAAAAGATAGACAAGAGTAACCTCCGTGATGCCATCAAGCCTGCTGGTTTTATTGAGCAGTTGGTACGCATGCGTAACATGGATGAGTTCCTTGCAGCGCTTACGCAAGGCAAAGTTCAATTCAAAGACGGAGTAATGCAGCAACTGCTGCCAGCGTTGCAAACCGGGGCTCTTGTACGTTGGGCGGGTAAGTTAGGCGTTAAAGGCATGGACATAGCGTGGGCAAACATTGACAAGATGAATGCCATGCGCAACAAAGCTAACAACGATCTGTTTGAGATTGCTGAAGACTTGCGAAAGCTAGGAGCTAAAGCCGCTAAACAGTACAAAGCACTTGCTGATGTGATGCACTACTCGACCCTTGTGTCGAAAGACCCAAACACAGATACCTCAAACAAAGGGCTGGTTGAGTTGTGGGGCCGACTGACTCCAGAAAACAAAGCGTTGTACAACAAAGTCCGTCAGTACTACGAGGACAACCACAAGGCGTATCACGAAGTTCTCCAAGAGCAGATTGATGCGTCCAGTTTGCCCGGTAGCGCTAGCGACCCTAAGTCACCAAAGGGTAAGTTGATCGCGTCCATCAAGCAGATGTACGAAGACGGCAAGAAGCGCTATCCGTACTTCCCCCTCATGCGGTATGGGCAGTTCTGGGTCCGTGTGGGTAAAGGCCAAGCTCGTGAGTTCCACATGTTTGAGAGCCAGTACGACCGCGATGCTTTTGTTAAAGAGCGCGTAAAACAACTGAACGCCGAGACTGGTAACAAGCGCACTAAAGACGAGATGATGCAGGGCGGGGATATTGACGAAGGTAACAGCCTGTCTAGCGCACGGCAAAAAGATGTAGCCGCCAGTGAAATGCTGAAAGAAATCTTCAGCACACTTGAGAGCAGGTCCGTGGCTAACATTACTGATGACTTTGGTAATGTCGTTGGGGATATAGCTACCCTGAATATGGACAAGCTCAAGGATGACATCTATCAGATGTACTTGCAGACTCTCCCAGATCGCAACTTCCGTCGGCAGTTCCTGACTCGTCAAGGCATCGCTGGTTTTTCAGGGGACATTAACCGTAACCTTGTGACCACTGGCACAAACATGGCGAACCAGATTGCGCGTATTAAGTACGGCCCTGAGATCATGCGCAATCTTGAGAGTGCTTCAGCTTCCTTAGAAAAAAACCCAAACAAAGCTAAGTTGGGAGAGTTTGTTGCTGAAATGACTCGACGCGCAGAGAAGCAGATTCGCCCAACTTCTGAAGACTCCATCGGTCACGAAACTTCAAGGTTTGTTACTACTACGGCCTTCTTGTGGATGATGACTTCCATCAAGACTATGGTGGCCCAGCTTACTGCTGTACCTGTGTTCGTAGCCCCAGTGCTTGCGTCTCATCATGGTGTAGCTAAAACTGCCGCCGCTCTTGCTACGACCCTGAATGTATTCAACGGACTCGGCGTAACCAAAACTAACCCCGACGGGTCTACTAGCTACACCATGCCTAGTATGGAGAACCTTAAAGGGCTGACCGCAGACGAAAAGTTAGCCGCTCAGTACATGCGAGACACTGGTATCAGCGACACCACGATGGCCTTTGATTTGGGCAATCGTCGCAATATTCCAACCGCAGAAACACGTAGCGCTTTTGCAGTCGGGCGTAAGGCTACATCTGACGCAATGACCGCGCTGTTTCATCACGCCGAGCGGATGATTCGTGAAGTGACTTTTATGACTTCGTATCGTTTGAACCGCGACAAAGGGTTGACGCACGAAGCAGCTTTGAGCGCCGCCGCCGCTGAATCTCACGAGGCGTTAGGTAACTACCATGCGTCTGAAAGACCTCGGGGTCTTGGGGCAAACAAAGCAGGGGAGGTGATGCTCAGTGCAGACAGCCCAGTCGGGCGCTCCGTATTGCAGTTCAAGATGTTCCCTGCGTTTGTGACTACGTATTTCATTCGTAATGCGTACAACATGTTTAATGGTTTGACTCCTGAAGAACGCAAGCAAGCAAAGGTTCAGTTCTTAGGTACGCTCGGCATGTCGTATGCACTTGCTGGGTACGTCGGCATTCCCGGTATCAGTATGGCTATGGGTATTATCCAAGGTGCTTTGAAAGCGCTTAGCAAAATGAGCGGTGACGATGAAGATGACCCGCTTGAAGGCCGCGACTTTGAGTTCTGGTTCCGTAACATCTGGCTTCCACAGACATTTGGCAACGTAAAGATTGGCGGCTATACGCTTGATGAGTTCCTTGATAAAGGCTTGATCGCTGGCTTGACTGGGTACGACATTACCACCAGCATGTCCATGAACAACATGTGGTTCCCCGAAGTAAAAGACCAAGCTACTGCCCAAGCTGAGATGACGGACTACTTGCTTTCTTTAGGTGGCCCCGGTGTTTCTCTCGTCAAACAGACTGGTCGGGCTATCGACTACTTCAACCAAGGGAAGATTCTTCAAGGTATGGAGCAACTGGCCCCGGCCTTGTTCCGTGCGCCACTGACGGCCTATAGGTATTCTAGAGAAGGTGCTCAGACTACAACTGGCGCATCTATCAAAGACGCGGAAGAGTTCACCATAGGTCAGATTTTGGCGCAGGGTGCTGGCTTTGCTACCGAAGGGCTTCAGGCTCGCCGAGAGGCTATTTTTAAAATCCAAGGGCTGATTTTAGAAGCTAAGCGTGATCGCTCCAGTGCATTGGCTAGGTTGGACTTGGAAATTACCAAGGGCTCTGATGACGACGTTGAAAAGTCTATTGACAAAATCATCAAGTACAACGACAAGAACTATTGGGACCCAATCACAAGCGCCCAGATCAGTGAGTCTTTGAAGAAACGCATGGAGCGCAGGTTGATGTCTGATCGTGGGTTCCCAATCGACAAGAAGTACTATCCACAGGTCATGGACTTGCTGGAGCCGAGCTACAAGAAACTGGAACGCGAAGCCCAGAAATAAAAAAGCCCCCGGTGTTTAGGCCGGGGGCGAGTGGTACTATGACAACCACAAGGAGAACACATCAAGGAGAACAACTAACATTGTTAGTGTATTTCAAGTTCTCCAGACCCGCAATCCTTTGATGCCTTCCTCGATGGTTACTTTTGTAACAATGTGGATTTTCAATCGGCGCGTCACTGCGGCTAGAGTTTTCCTAGCCTTCTCGTGGTCTATGCAGGGCATGAAGATAGAGTGCCCCACACGAAACTTTTTCCAATCAACTCGGTAAGTTACCGTCTCTATCTTCATTGGTCAGCGCGTCCAGTGGCACGAGGTTCTCAAACTTCTTGGTGTCAAAGTGCAGGGCACGGACGGCTGGGGAAACCATCTTCATCCCCTTTGACATGCGCTTGTTGACCGCGTCGATGAACGCGCCTTCGTCTTTAAGCTGCTTGAGTGCGTCCTTGTAGTGGATTTGTAACTTTACGCAGTAGTCTTTGAACGCCTTGGCAGCAATGAACAGGTGGCCGGTATCTGGCTCGTAGCGCAGCAGCAACTCACCTTTAGGCTCGGAAGTCGGCAGGGATTCCATCTTTGTTCGTGCGTCAACTGTGCCGTTCACCACCAGCATGTTGTGGACATGGGCGTTCATAAACTCGCCGAGCATGACTTTGGGGTCTGAGGCAGGTGGGGCTACTTCGTCGCGCATCTCGGCCAGCATGCCGATCATCCATTTGTAGACTGCCTTCATGTCGTAGTCGTGCAAGCCAAGCTCCTTGGCGATCAAACCACCAGCTATGTTGATAGCCGCAGCCGCCGACCAAAAGCGCTCCCGTGCGGTGAACTGGACTTCCTTGTCGATTCGGGCTTGGATACTACGAACCAGACTGACCGCCTCTTCCAAGTTGTTCACAAGCCACTGGGCATAAATGTCACCCGCATGGCCGTAGTTCTCAAACATCTGGTGGTCAAACATCTGCTTGCCTTCTTCAACGCTGATGACCGTACTCGGCGAAATCTTGTACTCCAGCAAACGCATGGACTCGCCGTCTGGGGAGTTCTTTGCCGCACCGAGTTTTTCGTAGAAGCTGGCGTTCGATGAAGCCAGAGTCATGTTGTTCCACTTGGTATGGTTGGCGCGAAGTTCATTGGTCTGAGACTTGGCGCGGTCTTTACCCCTGCCCTGAGATATGCTGTAGGCCAAGTCAGAGAACTCCATCGGGGTGGTGTTTGTAATCTCGTCGATGGTATTGGGCAGGTTGTTCATCACACCGAGGCGCATCATCTTGGCATTGAGCGTGTCCTTCCACATGGACGACAGGTCTTTGGGGTGGCCCCATACGCTATTGCACATGAACAACGCTGTCGATTTGCCTGAACCTGATGTCTTGTGAATGACGTTGATGATCGCGCCGCTCAAACCAGTGAACTTCAACAGAGGTGAACCAAACGCCGTAAGTGCAGCGAACGCATGGGGTTCAAGGCCCGGGCGTCCGTACATGTTGAACACCTCTTTCCACTTCTCAAACGTGCCCTTGGTCACGAGCTTCTCGGCAAAACTGCGTGTGACCGCTGATGGTGGGCTGTAAAACACCCCGTCTTTTGTAATCTCTCGGTCGCCGACAATGAACTTGCTGTCGTTGTCTACCCATCCAAATTGTGTTCTCATAACTTCTGCCTTCCTTACGTACTGTAAATTTTTCATGGACGCCACGACGAAGATCGCCAGTAGCTCATGTTGCTTTTGCGTAGCCATCACACCGTGATGCGATAGCTGTTTGCGTAACTCATCTTTCGCTGAAATTGACGTAGCTGGGATAGAGAACTCCTTTACCCCATCGTGCGGCAAGTGCAGCCGGAACAACGCAACTTCACCCGCTTCAGGGTCGGTCATGCGCTTAACCACATACAAGTCGTGCTCATATACCAGCACGGATTCGTCTTCGTCGGTTGCCCCCTTGCGCCAGATACCACCTGCCTTGGCCCGAAAGAAAGGGAATGGATACTCTGGAATACGGTAGCGCTCTATCGCCGGGGTTTCGTTTTCAACTTCCGGTATCTCAGCCTCCACTACGTACTCGCCGTCCTCAACTTCAGCTTGGGCTATCTCCATGCCCAAAACAATCGGGGATTTAATCCTGCCTTTGTGGGGGCAGCCTACGCAGCCAGTTGGGTTAATTTTCTCAAATGTTAGGCAGTGGTGGGGGCCAGCACTTGCAACCAACTCGGCGACCTTTTTGTCCACCTCCGCTGGGTTGTACCCGGGGTACTGACTCGACATCATGTGCGCAGCTTTGTCTTTGTCCACGCAGAACGCAGCAATAGACAGGGCCGAGCGCCACAACGGTTCTTCAATCGAATCTTGGTTTTGGAAGCAGTAGTTAAGCTGGGCGCAGCCGTTCTCTGCTTTCATCATAATGGTCTTAAACCGCTTGACCTTGTTCTGCATCAAGGCTTCCATCATTGGGCTGATAGACGGTAAAAAATCAGGTTTGTCGTCAATGGGTTCGGCAGCGCCGAGCAGTTCTTTCCATTGGGTGTATGTCAGAGTCTGTGTGTTCTCGTTGAGAACTGTGACTCCCATCGGTTCGGCTTGCTTAAAATTAAACGTGCCGGGGATACGCAGTACTCGTGCTGCTTCAAATACGGAAGAATCCACAATGAGACCGTGTTCAACGCACAGTTCACGTAGGCGATTTGCAAAGGGGAGCCAGTGTCCGCGCTCAATAGTTTCCTCAATCAGCCAGTAGGCGTGTACGCCGTAACCTGAACTGACCATAATTGGGCGGGGCATACCTGCGGCTATGCAGAACTTCTTTAGTTCGTCCAAGCCAATTTGCTGCGTGAGATACCCTTTGATGACGCCCTTCTCATCAGGTACGCCCTTGGTCGGGCCGCAGTCAATGTCCATCCACAGTGCGCGGAAATGTATGGCGTTATCTGCTGTGCGTTTGTTCAGAGGGCCGTACTTGGCGCACCCAAAATACACATCAAATCCGTTGTCCACCAGCTTCTTAGCCTGTGCCTCTACTTCTTCCCTCGTATCAAAAAACTTCTGGTCTGCATATTTCCCAAGCCCAAGCACAGAGTACCGGCCAGCGGCTGGCAGTACAGTGTCGAGAAGGTCAAAGTTAGACATATCTTTTCTTTTAGGGACGGCTACGCAGGGGGCCGAAGCCCCCGTACGCGCACGGATTTATTTTTTCGCCTTGAGGCGCGGAAGCAAACGCTCAATACGTTCACAGTGGGCGCGGCTGGGGGAGGTTGTCCCCCAAAACCAGTTGTAGATGGTGGCTCGACTTACATCGAGTTTCCCAGCTATCTCGCTCACAGGAATGTTGAGTTTTATGCAAGTACGCCCAAGGACAACGCCCCACGACTCATCATCTGCCGCCTTATTGGCCTCGACAAGTTGGAAGCTGTATCCGTAGCTCATTGCTTACTCCTCGTCAGACCAAGCCTTAACCACGTCATCCAGACCCTTCTTCACAGTGGGGGTAGGTGTAGCAGCTTTAGTGCTTTCTCGTTTGACCGGCTCGGCAACTTCGGCGGTAGCTTTCGGAACAGGAGCAGCCAGAGCAGGGGTACGGCCAGACATATCCGCTTGATACGGAGTCATGGTGACCATCTTCTGCACTTCGGGCTTCTTGGCAACTTCGCTCGTCACTGCGTACTGGTCTTTGTTGATGAACCGAGCAGGTGTGAACAGGATGGACTGGTTGTCGTTGTTCTCGTTAAAGCTCAGCGTAGTTACAACGTAGTCCAAGCTCTTGCCGTTGTTGGCCAAGTACTTGGTGTAGTTCTCAAAGGTGTGGGTGTTGTCGGCAGTGCCATCACCAAACAAAGACTTCGAGGCCAAGTTCAGTTGATAGACTTCACCTTCCAAGGAAGTACCAAAGTCTTCCACCAAGTTCACAGCAATACGGCGTGAGTAGCGGCAAGCCTTAGAAGTGCCTTGGCCCGAACCTTTAATGTTCTGAGCGCAGGTGTCGCAACGGCTAGCTTGCGGGGAAGCGGAACCAGCGTCAGGCGCTACGCCATCATTAGAGAAACAATCTGGGGCGCTCGGCTCGGCATCAGGTGTCCACGGCTTCACATAGAAGATACGACCGACTTTAGGCGATGCGCTCACGATGACGACTTCAAGGTCGCCTTTAACTTTACCCATTTCTTCGCCGCCGACCATCTTGCGGAAAATGCCGTTCTTGGGCACGATGCGCTTAACGCCGCTCTTGCCAGCGAGGGCTTTGGTTAAATCACTGACGCCAGCGGTTTGCAGGAAGTCAGGCAGGTCTTGGTTCAAAAGTGCAATGTTGCTCATTTTTCAATTCTCCGTTTAAGATTTTGCTCGTCGGACGACGATTGTGTATTCGTTCTCAACATTCAAGCCCATCGGCATAACGTCAGGGTTCTCGTTAAGAAAGTCCTTCATGTTGGTTTGATGCAAGCGTTTCTCCAGCAAGCCGAAGGCGTCATGCTCCTTGATGAAGTTGTACATAGAGTCCCAATCGCCAGTCCAGTATTTCGACTTGACCGAACGAATGATCGTTCCATGTGGGGTGCGGATGCTGTCTGCGTTCATCTCTTTGCAGGTGTCGAGCATCTGCTCGGCCAGCATCTTCTGCTGTTCTTCGAGGTCTTTATCGACGTTCTCAAACTCGCGTTTGTTCTCGGCACGTTTGTCTCGAATCTTCAAGTAGATCGACGTAAGCTGATCTAGGTCTGGCCGTTCGGCCACTTCGTTCTCTTCACTCATCTAACGCTCCTTTAGTTAATTAAGGTGTGAGCGGGGTT